TGAAAAGGAGCTTTTATAAGGACCCCACTTATTTGGCTGGTGGTTGGGTCGCACCATTAGATTGTGCAAGTTATTTGTACACTAGCTATGTGTATAAAAATAACAGGATGGTTGACAGCGAGTTAATAGATAAACTCAATGGCACTCTTGGCTAGATGTCATTGCATCCAGAAAATGTATGGAAGCTGCAAAGCCCCATGGTTATCAAAGCTCTGTTTGATATGCAAGCAGTGCCACTCTTTACAACGAGAGATGCATGGAGGTTGGAGACGCAGTCACGTATAGATTTCTGGTTTTAAGGCGTATATACGCTACGTAATAGGGGAAAATGATTGGAATCACAGCCCCATTGTAGGTCAGGAGGCCTCGCCCTTTCTTTATAGATTACTACTCAGATCGAATCAGAGAAGTGGTTCCCCAGTACGGTTTTAGGTTAACCCGTACTAGCAAATAACCTGCTACAAAAATTATAGATACAAATAGTGATGTTATCACTGAGATGCGTGACCAAGTTCACGTTGAAGAAATAGATAGTTTGAAGATGAATGGAAATAATGTCGTTGGCATAACCAACTTTTTAGGAGATGCGGCCGTTACAGTTGATGTCAACAAAGGCATGCACACCATGTCAACAGCACTACCTGAAGACGATTATCAAAGTATTAAGGACTATTTTTCCCGCCCCCGATCGATAGGATCAGGTGATTTGATCACCTCTAGGGCATCCATTTTCAGGACTGATATAACCAACCCATTGACATTTTGGCCAGTTTCTGCTCAGAATAGACTTAATGGTTGTATGGGTTTTTCAGCTGATATAAAATTTACATTGGTTATAGCTTCTACACCCTTTCAACAATCTTTGGTGTGTTTGAATTGGCAATATAACACACAAGCATTGGATGGCGTTTTAGTTCGCAGATCCAACTATCCAGCTTTGGTAACGAATTTACCACATGTTAATTTAGATATTTGTGAGTCCAATATGGTTGAGCTGAATATTCCTTACCAATCCCCATGGGATTTTTTCGAGCTTATAAACACAACTGCTAATGGTGGTGATGGAACAGGTTATTCATACGGCAGTATTGCCTTGACGCAGTTATTACCGTACCAGACGTTGGCAGGGTCCTCAAATCCCGAATACACATTTTATGTATCGTTACATAATATGCAGTTGTTTGGTGCTGTGCCCGTTTTGCCAGGTGTTGTTTTACCACAGTCGGGGATTTCATCAGAGGTCGCTAAAGAACGCAAACCTGGCTTTATAGATAAGCTTAAGAAAGGAAAGTACATATCAAATGGTATGCATGCCGTCGCTATTGCAACACCAATTGTTGGAGCCATTGCAGCCGGTGTTGTAGGAAATCCAGAAGTTTTTGGCAATTCTGTGCAGTTGGCATGGCAAGCGGAAGCTTTGGCTTGTACAGCTGCTGCCATGGGTTATAGTAAGCCAACAGATACCAGACCCTTAAACAGAGTTCATGACGTGTCTTATGCCTATGACTGCAATGTAGACCAGCCATCACCGGAGTTCACTGTAGCACCTTTTCAGAGTAATTCATTGGGGGTTGGAGGTGATCAATCTGCCACTGGCGTAGACGAGTTGTCATTACCATATGTTTTAGGACTTTTTGCCCAAGCCTATGTTGGTGATATTAGAGTTTCAGATACAGGTGGCACTGTCCTTTATGCCACAAATTTGTGTCCTACTAGCATGTGGTTTAGGACTTCTGTTAGTAGGCCAGGAGGAAATCTTGCTTTTCCTGCTTCCTCAACTCTTACCACTAACGCCATTCAGCCAACGGCATTGTGTTACATTTCACAAATGTTTAGATATTGGAGGGGATCAATTAGGTTTAGGTTTACCTTTGCTAAAACAAAATTTCATGGTGGGCGAGTTATAGCAGCTTATGTTCCTACAACCAATGATGTTACAGTACCTTTGGCCGCTTCCAATTTTGTTCCATCTTTAGAAATCACTGGGACTAGTCCACAGCCATTTCAATATAGTACCGTGTTTGATTTACGCGATTCTAACACTTTTGAGTTTACTGTTCCTTACGTTTCAGCGAGACCATGGATTTCCACATTTGGCTCATCAGGAGGGGTCACTCTCACGGTTGTTGATAGGTTAATAGCATCAGGTGAAACAACAACTTTGGTTCCATATATGGTAGAAGTAGCTGCAGGCCATGATTTCCAATTGGCAGCATATATGGGCTCTGGTTTAGCTCCAGCAACAGGTGGAGGGGCCCAAGCAGCTGTAGTCTTTCAATCTGGTATTACTGATGATTCAGCTTATACAATGGGTGAAATGTTTACATCGCTCAAGCAATTGCTTATGATACCAACAAGGACAGCTATATTAAACCCATCTGGCACAAATGATGGTTTTAAGGCAGTTTTACCTAGGTATTGGTACACGCCTCTTATTGCTAACGTTGTTCCATTTCCACCCACTGCTAGCGCCCCCTTTTCTATGGCTGTCCAACATGTTATTTCACGTATGTACTCTTTTGGTTCTGGGGCTACTAGTTATCACATATATTCAACAGGCTCAGATACATCTATAGATGTTTCAGTGGAGCAAGTGGAAGGTGGAGGAGTTACTTCGGCTAATAGTTTTTCTGACATTAGAAGGAGACAGTCGTCCTCAAAGCCAAGAGTCATAACGTCATCCACCTCTGGATCTTTGCATGCCAAAGTTCCTTCTTTTCAGAAGGTAGTTCGCATGCCACTCAATCAGACGTTTGCGTCTGCTAACATAAATATGATAAATTCACCAGTTGTCGCTGGCACAAATTTTTGCGGAACAGTTCCCACTTATACAGTTAGAAATACTGGTAGCACAGCATCAAATTTTAACATTTCATATGCTGCATCGGATGACGCTAGACTTTGGGGTTATGTAGGACCCCCTGTGTGTTGGTTACCACAATCATTACAATCAGTTCCTGTAGATTCATCATATTCCTATGCAATATAGTCCTTATTTAAGGAAGGTTCATACAACCTTAGCTAACTTATAGCTTAAAAAGAATTGCCAACCTTGGTGTGCCGAGGTGGTTGTTGGAGATCCCAACATTTAGAAAACCTCAGGTCGTCACATGTCGGCCATCGAGGTTCAC